ACCGCAGATTCAGTACTTGTTTATGATACATCAGATGATACAGAAAGAGTTAAAAGAGCGACGGTAGGAAATTTAATATCAATAGCGGATGGAACATTTTCATCCTTTACCGTCGCCGCAGATGGCGGATCACCAGAAACTATTGGTCAAGCCGCCACAATGACTATTAAGGGGGCGGATACTTCCATATTCTGTGCAGCCCAAGCAACAGATACAATAACAATAAAAGCTAATACTACCACAATGGCAACTGTAGCACATGTTGCTTCAGTCAATCTTAGTTCCATAGCGGACGTAACTTCCCCATCCGCCGTACAAGGCGACATTGTATATTACAATACTGGTAATTGGACAAGTGCAACACCTGGAACAGCAGGATTATCACCAGAGGTGGGATCAACTAATCTTATAACTTTAGGTACTGTAGTCGCCGGAACATGGCAATCTACACCAGTTGCTACAATGTTTGGTGGAACCGGAAAAGATTTTAGTTCCACTTCCGCTGCTAATACTGGAGTAGTAGTTATTAATGATGGAGTCGCGACCTTAGCAAGACCAGGACTTGGTTCAATAGACTCATGTTTAGATGAGGATGATTTAACAAGTAATTCTGCGACCGCATTGGTAACACAACAATCAGTTAAAGCATATGTAGATAATAATATTACATCACAAATTGCAGTAACTGTCGCAGATGATGGAAGTTCATCTCAAAATGTTTTTGAGTTGGATGGACAAAAAATGAAAACGTCCACACACATTAGACCCACTATTCGTTTACAAAAAGGAATGGTATATCGTTTTGATGTAAGTGCTGGTTCAAATTCAGGTCATATATTAAATTTTTCAGCATCTCCAGATGGAACACACACAGGCGGAACAGCATTGTCAACAGGAGTTGAACATGTTGGAACACCAGGAAGTGCTAATGCAAAAGTAAATATTACCACAGGTTGGGATACTCCCGATATTATTTACATTTATTGTGCAAACCATGCAGGTATGGGTGGTGCTGTTGGTCCTGGAGCAGATGATCAAAGAACACCAGTTTATACAAGTGATATTGGTATTTGGATGGAAATAGATGGTGCAAGAACTGCGAGTGCGGGAGATTGGTTATTGTGTGATGTTTCTACTTCATCTATGATAGTAACTTTACCACAAACAGGAGTAATGGGAGATCATATAAGAATTGTTGATGCATCTCAAAATGCTGCATCAAATAATATTACCATCAATAGAAATAATCATAAAATTGATGGAGCAACGAGTAATTTTGTCATGAGTACAAATGGACAGGCCAAAGAGCTAGTATATTATAATGTGGCACGAGGTTGGATAACTGTATAATATAAATATATGTAAGTGAAAAATGAAATTAATTTAAAGGAAATATGGAAGCGATAAGTGTAAAAGGTGTAAAATCTGATGGAACAGTATCAGCGACCACTATGGGTAGTGCTACTCTGGTGTGGTGCGCGAACTCTCACGCAACCACCGCAGTAGTTTTAACTTTAGATGGATCTGTAACTAATGGTTCTGGAAATAGCGGAACACTATCTGTACCACCACATTTTGCGTTGTTAGTGAGAAAAGCTCCACTGGATACAATCGCTTCGGCGGGCGGAACAGCATCATTAACAGCAGTTGCATACAATGCGGCTCCTGGAATCTCAAGAGATAGTTAATAATGTTTAATCATTGGCCAAAAGTTGAAGCGGCGTTTCTGTCCTCGATATTAGCGTTGGTCATATGGATGACATCAGGAATACTTTCTCATGAGACATCTATCGCTGTATTAACAGAACGAGTAAAAACAATACAAGTGGATATAAAAGATATGAAAAATGATATTCATAGTTTGATCGCTCTAAAAGAAAAAGAACTTAATTATGAATCCTATGCAAAAGACTAATGGGCGCACAGCATTATCTTGGTAACCCAAATTTAAAAAACTCAAACGTACAATTAGAATTTTCTCCTGATCAAGTAAAGGAACTTGTTAAATGTGCTACTGACCCAAAACATTTCATAGAAAATTATGTTCAGATTGTTCATGTTGATCATGGTTTAGTTCCTTTTAAATTATACGATTATCAAGAAGAGATGGTCGAAATTTTTCATAATAATAGATTTGTAATTTCAAAACTACCTAGACAATCTGGTAAATCAACAACAATTGTATCTTATCTTTTACATTATATTCTTTTTAATGAGAATGTTGCAGTTGCTATTCTCGCTAATAAAGGTAATACTGCGAGAGAACTTTTGAGCAGAATGCAGATGTCTTTTGAACATTTACCGAGATGGCTACAACAAGGAGTTACTGTTTGGAATAAAGGTAATGTTGAATTAGAAAATGGTAGTAAAATTCTCGCTGCAGCAACATCCTCTTCAGCGGTTAGGGGTTCATCTTTTAATATTATTTTCCTTGATGAGTTTGCTCATGTAGATCCACCATCTTTAGCGGATGAATTTTTTAACTCTGTTTATCCTACAATTTCTTCTGGAAATACTACAAAAGTTTTCATTGTATCAACACCATATGGAATGAATAAATTTTATAAAATGTGGATTGATGCAGAAGAGGGGAGAAATACTTATGTTCCATTTTCTGTAAATTGGAGTGATGTTCCAGGTAGAGATGATGCTTGGAAACAAGAAACTATTCGAAATACAAGTGAAAGACAATGGAGACAAGAATTTGAGTGTGAATTTTTAGGATCTACAAATACTTTGATTGAACCTGCCAAATTAAGAAATATGCCTTATAAGCCACCAATTAGAAAACAACAAGAATTGGATGTTTATGTTGAACCACAAAAAGACCATGCTTATTGTACTCTTGTAGATACAGCGTCAGGCGTTGGTCAAGATTATTCCACATTTACAATAATTGATGTTACAGAAATACCATATAAAGTTGTTGCAAAATATAGAAATAATGAAATATCTCCAATTATTTTTCCAAATATAATTGAACAAATATCTACACAATATAATAAGTCTTGGTGTTTAATCGAAACTAATGGAAATGGTATGCAGGTAGGAGATATATTGTATTATGATTTAGAATATGAGAACACTATTCTCACTTCTCCAAATAAAGGTGGTCAAGAAGTTAGTGGTGGATTTAAGAAAAATTCTAGAATTGGTTTAATTACATCAAAACATGTTAAAAGAACCGGTTGTACAACTATAAAAGAATTAATTGAGAAGGATCATTTAATAATTGAGGATTTTGATATCATTTCAGAGTTGATGACTTTTGCTGAAAAAGGACCCAGTTTTCAGGCTGAGGAAGGATATCATGATGATTTGGTCATGACTTTAGTTTTATTTGGATGGTTAGTGAATCAAAGATATTTTAAAGAAATTACTGATTCTGATATTAGAAAAAAATTATTAGAACAACAAGAAAGAATGAATGATGAAGATTCATTACCATTGGGCTTTTTTAATGATGGCAAATCTGAGGTAGTGGCTGAAGATGATTATCATGTTTGGAAAGAATATAAATCAGGACTCTATTGGAATTCCGAAATTTAATAAATATAGTTAATTAGAGGTGAGTTTCAAGTAGGTTAGACGTAAGAGCTAACACGCTAGAAGTCAACTAAATATAATAAATATAGGAGAATAAAAATGCCCTTCACAGTTAGTCCTGGTGTTCTGACTAGAGAAATCGATTTAACAACCATAGTACCAACCCTCGCCACAAATATAGGGGGATTTTCAGGACTCTTTAGATGGGGACCTATTGAAGATCCACAAAATGGTCGAGTCGCTTCAGAAGCCGATTTAAAAGCTAAATTTTTCGTACCAAACGAAGACAATTATGTTTCATGGTTTTCCGCATCAAATTTTATGAACTATGGCGGAGTTCTTGAAATTTCACGAACAGCAAACTCTTTAGCAAAAAACGCTTCATCTGCTAACACAACTTATGCAGCGACACAAGAGGGAGCGACAGTTTTAATTAAGAATAAGAAAGCATTCGAAACCACATATGACCCATCTACAGGAGGATCATCTACGGGAACTTATGGGCCGTGGGTTGCGACATATGCGGGAGAAAGAGGAAATAGTTTAAAGGTTTCAGTATGTGGACCTGATAAAGCAACAAAAACCCTCACAGGAACAGTTGCGGTCAATGCGACAACTGGATTAGTAGCATCAACGTCTAATTCACTTTGGTTTGAAGAAGTTAGAAATGGTGATGTTTTAGAAATTGGTGGAGAAAATTACTTAGTTAATAATGTAATGAATACTCAAGGAACTGAAA